TTATTTTGCCGTCTTATTCTTAGGCAGCTTGACAAAATAGGTCGCAGCAGCCATGGTGACAAAAGCAGCCCACAGATAGAAAGCAGGATTATAGCTGCCGAACAGATCGTAGGCCGTACCGTTCAGCGTAGGTGCGATAACGCCGCCCAGATTGCCCATGGCCGTGAAGATACCGACGATGGCGGCATAGTCCTTCTTGCCAAAGACGGTCTGTACGATAATGGGATTGGCGACCGTGCCGAAGGAGCAGCCCAGGCCGATGCCCAGGATGATGCAGGCCAGCATGGGCTTGACGGTGCAGAAGATGATGCCCATATGGCCGCAGAAGGCACAGGTCAGCGACAGGAAAGTGGCCTTGCGGACACCCAGAATATCATACAAGCGGCCAAGCAGGATCTTGCCGCAGGCCATGGCTGCCATGGCCACCGATACCATAGTGGCCGCAAAGGCCGTGCTGTAGCCGTTGTCGGTCAGATGGGGAGACAGGACCTGAACAAGGCTGGAAAGGCCCGAATTGACCAGCAGGGTGCAGGATGCCAGCAGCCAGAGGGCAGGCATCTTTTTGGCTTCGGCCAGTGTATAGCCCTCTGCATTGCCGGCATCGGCAACATTGTGGGTGATATAGCCGCCCAGCGGTTCCAGCCCCATATCTTCGGGGCGGATACGGATCAGCAGTGTGCAGGGGATAGCAATGACTGCCATGATGCAGCCGAGCGCAAGGAATGCGACGCGCCAGCCAAAGCGCTCGATCAGGGCGACGGCCACAGGATTGAAGATCATGCCGCCAAGACCCGAGCCCATAAAGGCGATGCCGATGGCCGTGCCGCGCTGGTCATTGAACCAGTTGGCAAGGATCATCGAGAAGGGCAGCACGCACAGAGATGCCTGTGCCACACCCGAGATGGCCGAATGGAGATAAAGCTGCCACAGGCTGTTGGCCGTGGAATAAAGCGCAAAATTGATGGGCGCGATGACGGCAATGATCAGCATATATTTTTTCAGGCCGATCTTGCTGAGGATCTTGCCCCACAGCAGGCCGATGATGACCTGGCTCAGCGAGATCAGCGTCTGGCAGATGCTCATCTGCTGGCGGCTATAGCCCAATGCATCGCCGACCGGCTTGATAAACTGGCTGAAGCAGTTATAAATAATGCCCATAATGACCGCCATGACAAGGCAGCCCAGGCCAGTGATGATCCAGCCGTAAAAGAGGCCGGATTGTTTATTCGTTCCTTGCATTTTCTCTTTCCTCCAAAAAAGAAACTATTTTGACCCATAAAGTATAGCACAGCGAACATAAAAATACAATTCGCAAGATGCCGTTCTTCTCTGTGCAGGCTGTAAAAAAGCACCCCCGAAGGGGTGCTCAAAACACGGCTTATGCGCCTTCAAAAACACGGTTGACCGCCACGGCTGCCCGTGTGCCGTCTCCCGTGCGGTCCTGTTCCAGACTGACTGCCATAGACAGCAGATTGGCAGCCAGCACAGCGGTGGTCTGTGCATCGGGGAACAGGTGATTGTGACAGGGGCAGTAGAGGCACATATCACAGAGCGCGGCGATCTCGGTGCGTGTGCTGTCGGTGATCCCCAGCAGACCGGCCCCCTTTTCCTGTGCATAACGGACGATGCGCGGGATGAGCGGCGGATACTCGGGAAAGAAGAGCGGTATGACCACTGTATCGCTGCCCAGCATATGCAGGGCCGACCGCACTTCCTCTTCTCTTCGTGCATCGACGACCAGGCAGGCCACGCCGCACTCCACAAGGCGGCTGTAAAGATATCCGGCCATCTGCACCGATACGCCGCTGCCCAGCAATACCACGCCGCGTGCCTGGCAAATCATCCGTGCCGCCTTGCGGTATTCCTCAATGCTGAAGGCCCGCAGGAACTCATGAACGCCTTCCAGTTCCTCCAGGCAGGCCTGGCCAAACAGGCCTGATCGGTCTTCCATCCATTCCATAGCCGAAAAGGTCTGTATCCGTTCGCTTATATGGCGCTCGCCCCCAGGCAGAGGCGGTGTCAGCTCACGAAAAGCCTGCTTGAGTGCATTATAGCTGCCGCAGCCGAGGATGCCGCACAGCTTGAGGACGGTCATCTCCGATACCTCCACCGCTTCGCTCAGCGCCTTGAGGGTCATAAAGCACATATCCTCGGCATGGCTGCGCATATAGTCGGCGATCAGCTTCTGCTTGCGTGTCATACTGCCATAGCAGCTGTCGATGGTTTCGATGATACTCATGTAAACACTCCAGTTTTGGTGATGTTTTTTCTATATCCTACACCAGATTGGAGCAAAGGTCAAATATTGGGCTAACTGACCGCCGCCAGCTTATATCGGGTCTTTTTGCCGCTGCGGATACGCTCGGCAATACCGGCCAGTACCATCGCCTCGGCTTCGGCTTCGGTATAGCGGCCGGTCAGGCCCAGGATCTGAACATCGCCCTCTTCGGCCGCCTGCTCCACAGGCTGTGCAGTGCTGCTGCGCTTGGTGCCCGAAGTCGATGTACGACCGCTGCTTTTGGCCGCTTTGGCCGCCTGCTGGGCCTCGTATCGCGCATCCTCAACCGAATCACGGTAAAGCCCATATTCCCACTCCTGCGCATAGCGCGCATCTGCAATGGCATCACGGCTACGCTCGTATTCCAGCGCCTCAGCTTCTCTCGCTGCCTCCAGTTCGGCCATATAGCGGGCATATTCGCGCTCAGCCTTGGCCTGCAGGTCTTCGACCCGGTCGCGGTAGCGCGCATATTCCTGCTGCTCCAGCCCCTGCAATACGCCCAGCTGCTCGATGTCGGCTTCTCCTTCCTCCATCCAGATATCATAAGCCAGCTTATACAACTCGGGGATCTTATCCGCCTGCTGGCTGCTGTAATAGCTGCCGGCCTGCTGCGCCGCCCCGGCCGCATAGCTGGAAGCATAGCCGCCGGTATTCTGCGCTGCCATGCCGATGGCATCCTCGGTGGCGCGGCGGCCCTCACGCTGGTAGACCTTTGCATAGGCCTGATACAGAGGATCGGTCTCGTAATCATAGCTGAAGTCGCCGCGCTGGGTCAGCTTTTCCAGCAGCGCATCGATGCGTGTGCCATAGCTGCTCTCATAGGCAGGCATCTCGGGTGTCTGCAGCAGATAATCAACTGCCATGTCATAAATATCGTCATTGACCCACTGCTCCATGCCCTTGGTCGAGCTGGCCTTTCGTACGCGCTTCTGCAGCAGATCGGCCACAGTTCCCTTGCTGTTTTTATTGGCCACCGCGCCCATGATCTGTTCACCGTAATCGGTCTTATCCAGCCATCCGGCATAGTTGTTGGTCTTCTGATAATGCAGGCCCTCGCCATCGATCTTGGCATTGCGCTGCTGCTCAAGGCGTGCCGCCGTACGGTAATCGCCCTTGGCCGCCGCCTGCTCGATGAGTGCCTGATAATCGGTTTCTTTCTTATAATAAGTTGCCATATCGTTCCTTTCTTTTTCTTTATTCATCATCCCAGCTGCCGCAGTCCAGATAGATCCTGGCGCGGCTGCCCACGACGATCTCTCCGCCGTCATCCAGATAGATGGCCGCCTGTCCGCCCTTTCCGGCCAGCTGCAGCTGAAACTCGCCGCCCTGTGCACCCATGACCACCTTCTCGCCGGCACCGCCGTAGAGGATCAGGCTGTCTCCCGAAATATTGATGCCGCCCTGCGACGAGATGATATCGGTCAGCGCCGTATCGAGGCTCTGGATGTTGGTGCTGTCGAGGTTATACAGCGTATATTCCAGCTGTTCCTGCAGGCTGCGGATGTGGTTCTCCATCATCCGCAGGCTCTGCTCTACATTCTTATGGTCCAGCTTACGCAATACATTGGAAAAAATCATGAGATCTCACTTCCCGTTCGGAATCTTCGCTCGATCGAGCGGATGCGGCAGGGGCCGTGCCCGACAATACGCAGCTGCAGGCGCATGCCGCGGTTGGGCGGCAGACGGACGGGACGCGGGCCCTGCGTGCGGCTGTCAAAGAGGGCGATGCGCTGCCAGCACCCTCTGTGCTCGCAGATCTCCAGCGCAAACCATGCCCCCGCTTCCGGGCTGGCATCGATGGCCACCGAGGTGCATCGGCTGTTACGGCCGCTGCCGTCCTGCAGCGGGCGGAAAGCCGCTTCCCAATCCTCATAACCGGTGCCGCCCTCGGCGGTCAGCAGCTGCCCGTCATCCATCAGGATATACAGCATGCCATCCCATACCGCAAAGGCCACCGCCGCTCCCTCGCCCCAGGGCAGCCATGCCTGCCTTCGGATATCAAAGGTATAGATCCCCTTTCTGCCGCCCACCATAGCCGACAGATAATACCGGCCCATCCATACGCATCCGCAGGCCCCCTCGATCCGGATATCGCCAAGGCCGGCCGACAGCAGCGTGGGAATACCGCCCGAATAGGCATATACCCCCTGCGCCCCCATGTAATAGAGGTCCTCGCTGTCGGTCCACATGGTCGCGGCGCAGTCCTTGCGTACGCCGGAGATCCGGACGGTCATCAGCTGATAGTTGGCCGGGCGCGTGCCGTAAAGCTTAAAGGCCGTATCGGTTCTGAAAAAGAGGATGTACGAGCCATAGGCACTGCAGCCGGTAAAGGGTCCCTCGCCCGAAACGGCCAGCGAATAGCTGTCGGTGCTCAGACCGTCATAGACGAAGAAGTTGAAGGGATCACCCAGCTTGGAGCCATAAATGGTATGGCCGGCACAGCCCCACAGGCGGTTGCCCGCCTCACAGACCACCTCCAGGTCGGGCACCTTGCGTGTCAGGGTGACGGTCGTCTCGGTGCCCTCCTCAAAGGCATTGTCGTCAAAGGTCAGTTCCTCCCCCACCGTGCGGATGATGAGGGTCTTTTCGTTCTCCGGCCTTGCGGTGCAGCCCGAGATGGCAACGGCATCTCCGGCACGGAAAGGCCAGTCGATACCGGCTGCCGTCAGTGTGCCGCCGCTGAACTTTGCATTGTGCACCGTACAGGAGATCTCCATCTCCCCCATCTTCCGCGCCTCGGTATCGATATACTTCTTATCGGGGAAGATCAAGATGTATTTGTTAACGGCCGCCATCTGCTTGGGACCGGGCAGCAACACGCCCAGATCCTCTCCGTCATACACCGCATGGCCACCGCAGACGATCAGCAGGCCCCCTTTGGCAAACATGGCCTGCGGCTTCTCATACCGGCCTACAACGGCAGGCGTCTTGCGTGTGCCTAGGCCGGGATATGCGTCAAAGCTCAGATGGCTGCCCTGCTCCAGCTGGCCGTTCTGATAATCCTCGGTCAGATGCAGGCCGCCGATCCCATCGGTCATGGCGGCCACACGGTTTCCCGTACGAAGATAGGGCAGCCTCATGCTTCCGACCTCCACACATTTTTATAATCCCCCGCCTGCGGCAGATGATGGCGCAGATGGCTCTTCTTATAGTCCTCCATGGCGGCATTGAAGAGGGTGATGGCCGCGCTGTAGCTTTCATATTCCCCCAGGGCAAAATCGATCATGGCACACAGATAGAGGACGTAAATGCCGCTGTGTTCTTCAGAGACCGAGAGCGCCTGATCGCCGTCCTCGGGCCAATGCAGGAGGTCTGCCGTACGGCCGGTCTCCTCGGCTGTACGCACCTCCATGGCCGCCACCCATCCGGCCTTGACGCCATCCTCCAGCGGATTGGGCCGCATACGGTCGGCCTCCATCAGGACCTCCTGCAATGTCATGCTCCCACCTTCCTCTCAAAGCAATAGAAGGCCGGATGACGGTTACAGCTGTCCTGCGCCAGCAGGTCAAGGTCACAGTGCAGCAGGCCGTTTTCATCCACCGTCACGGCTGTGCGCCATGATTTGCGGTATTTGCCTGCGTAATAACCGGGATCGGCAACAACAGCCTGCGCGCCGCTCAGCCTGAGCAGCAGAACATAATGTCCGCCCGATGAAAACACCCCTCTGTATTTACCGCGGTCACCGCCGGTGTTGACAATCACCACGCCGCCGCGTGCCATGCAGTCCCTGGCCATCTCCACCGACGATCCGGCCTGCATGACCACGGGATACTGCGCGCAGACCGCCTTGCCCAGCAGACGCATATCGGTGCCGCCGGGCACACGAGCGCCGCAGCGCAGCGCAAGGGACGCCGCCTCCGCAGGATCCATCATGCCCAATACGAGGTTTTCCACCGCCATGGCCATGGCGGTCACGCCGCAGCCGCCGCTCTTGACGGTCGCATTTTCATATCCCCTGGCCGGATAAGCCACATGGCCGTAATCATTCTGGTTATAGAGCCTGAAGCCCGCCGCAAAGTTGCTTTTGTCCCGGATATAGGCCTTTCGTGTGCCCTTGCGGATGGGATAGACCACCGCATACAGCCCCTTGTCGTTTTTCTCACCGATCAGGCAGATATCTCCCGCATCGATCCTGCGGTTCTTCTCCAACCTGCCCGACACATCATAAACCGCCGTGCGGCGCATGCAGCGCAGGGTCTCAGTCATGGCGCACCTCCTGCTGCAGACGATAGACTTCAGCTTCGATCAGCGTGTCGGCCTCTTCGGCGGTACAGCGCATGCCGGTCTGCTCCAGCAGTGCACGGGCATAAGCCTTCTTTTCGGCACCCATGCCCGCTCCGGCAAAGACCTGCTCGGCAGCCTGCACGGCAGCCGCCACCCAGCGGCACAGCAGATCATAACGTGCCGCACCCAGCCTGCTTTTCAGATAGGGCAGCAGGATATAGGCCACCCCGGCGGCCAGTGCGGCCGCAATATAATGGATCATATTCTCGATACTACATTCCTCCTTTTTCCAGTGCCGTAATACGGCATTCGTGATCTTCGATCTGTCTGTCCTGGCTCTCGTTCTTGTCCCAAAGCTTGGCATGATTCTCGCTGTTCTTGGCCGCCAGCGCACCAAGATCCTCTCCCAGGCGCTCCGCCAATACGCTCAGCTTGGTGATCGATCCGTTGAGCGAAAGCATGGGCCTGACCAGCGTCGCCACCAGTCCGCAAAGGGCGATAATCACGCCGACAACGCTCCACTCGGTCATACTTCATCTCCCTCCCTTTCATCGTAATAAAAGAGGCGCGCCTTTCCACCAATGCCGATGTACCCCTTTCGGATGCGCCTTGCCGTCTCGGGAATGGTCTTGGACAGGCGATGCCCCTTGCTGCGCACCTCAATGGTGCCCTCGGCCTCATCCATCTGTGCCGAAGTAAACTCATTCAGATATCTGTCATCGCCCTGCGGCTTCCAGTAAACCATGCCGTCATAGCTTCCAAAGAGCGCCCAGGCCGTTCCCGTAAAGGTCGGCTCGATGAAGGCACCCTTGTCGTCGATGGGCCAGCGGCCCCAGGCATCATAAAGGACCGCTGCTTCCCTCGTCATATACTGGACCGTATTGAAAGGCACCATGGTCACCGACCATACAGGTGCATCGGCCCGGCCGATAAAAGCACTGCGTACGCCGGCCCCTTTGCCGCCGCGGCCCACGCCGATGCCCATTACTCCACCTCCTCATAGCAGAAGTAGATCTGCCCTTCGGCCAGTGCGCTTTCACCGGCGATCAGGTCGGCTGTGCCGGCCGAAATATTGCGCACCTGCATCGTGCTCAGGTCGGCCTGTGCCTCCTTCTGGGCAACCAGCATGCCGGCCGCCGTGCCGCCGGCCAGGTCACCTGCCGTATGGATATGACCCACGGGGCTGGCTCCCACCTGCGCGGCCGTATAGTCGCCGCTTTGAGGCACAACACCGCCCGTACGGCCATTGAAGGTCAACACACCGCCGCCGGCCGCCGCATGAGCCAGCGATGCCCAGTATTTCGCATTGGCCACCGCCTCGTCCTCGCGCACACCGCCGCTGCCTTCGGCCCAGCTGCGGCTGACAGCAGCCGCTTCTGCCGCCAGAGCCGCATGGGCTGCCGCATCATCGACACATGCATCGGCTGCCTGCTTGGCTTCCAGTGCCGCTTCGGCATGCCCCTTGGCATAGGGGATCTCACCAACGATCAGCTCCAGCTCATGCTGCATCTGCAGCGCCTGCGAAGGTGTCGGCTCGGCAGGCTGGCCATATTCTCCGGCCTTGACCTCCAGACGGTCGGCAACGGTCAGCGCCACGGCCACCGTACCGTCCTCACGGACGGTATAGCCCTCGATGGCAAAGCTGCACCATCCGGCATAGGCCAGCGGTTCGGGCGGGATATAGAGGGTATAGTCCTGTCCGCTCTCGCCATCGGTTTTGTGCTGTACGCCCAGCACAACGGCCACCGCATTGAGGCCGCGCGCGTCACGCCAGACAATGCGCTTGTCATAGCCTGCCCAGCTGTCGTCCAGCAGCAGGCGCATGCGCGTGACATTACCTTCGCCCTGTATGCCGCCCAGCTTGCTGTTTTTCTGAATAAACTGTCCTTTTACCTTAACCGTGATCTCTCTCAATCCATCACCTTTCCTTTCCTGAGCGCCTCCAGCAGGGCATTATATCCCGCGATCACAGCCGCCAGATCGGCGCTCTCGCCCAGCGGCTCCACCGCCGCTGCCCGAAAGGCCAGCGCCCTGGCCTTGCCGTTTTCCATAAACACCGGGCTGCCCTCGGCATTGCGGCCCAGCTGACCATCTTCGAGGTAGGCCCCCGGCTTGAGGGTCAGCCGGTCATATTTCCCGGCCGCCCCATCTGCGGAAGCCAGGAGGAGGTTGCCCTCCTCCGTGCCGATAAACAGCTCCTTCGTATCGGTACACCATCCGGGCATACGCGCAGCCAGACTGGGGATCCATGCCTTTCTGCCGCCATACAGGCGGATACTGCCGGCCATGGTTTAAAGCGCGGCCTCGTCGCGGGCCGCAGCCGCCGCTTCCTGATCCATCAGGCCGGCGGCATAGAGGTCCTGACGATCCGACTGCTCGAGGACCTCGGCAAACTTGCGCTTGATATAAACGGTCTCGCCGCGGCGGATCAGGCAGCCCTCTCCGTTGACGGCAACGAAAACATCGTCGCTGTACTTCTCCTTGTCCTTAAACAGGCGGACAGGGACATATTCTTCCAGATCATGCTTTGTCATGGTTCATCTCCTCCTTTTCTCAGTTGGGTTCGCCGTCAAAGGTCGAAGTGGTCTCGATACGGATCATAAACGACTCGACCAGTCGCTCCGCAGTGCGTGTGGCCTTCCAGCCGACGCTGCCTCTCTGGTCCAGAGGGTCGGCAGTACCCGAAGAGCCCAGCTGCTTGACGATGTGGCGCAGGCCGCCGCCCGTGATCTCGGTAACGCCATAGGCATTTTCGCCCAGGATCAGCGTGGAATAAACGGCACGGCCCTCAGCGCCGCCCTCGCCGGGATAGATGATCTCGTCATCGGTCTGCACAACACCAAATTCCAGCGTGAGCGCTGCCGAACCGGCTGCACCGGCAACCGCCGAAGTGACCTTATGGCGCTCGCCCTTCATCAGGATATATCTGCCGGCCAGCGCCGCCGCCTCATCAGACGAAATGGCTTCGGCGACCATGACCATGCGGCTGGAGTTGCCGGTGGCATTGATAACGGTCAGAGTAGGATTCTTTTCTGTCAGGGGCGCACCCTTGAAGATCTTGGCCTCGGTGGTCTCCACAAAGCGGACACCGGCGATCTTGCCGATCTCACCCTCATACATATCCTTGGGGTCGCAGTAGGTCTTAACGCTCTGCCATGCGGGGTCATTCATCAGGTCATAGGCAATGTCGGGATGGATGATGGCCACATAGCTGTCGCCGATCTTCTCGGCATTCTGTGTCTTGAGATAGCGGGCCGCGCGGCGGATGGCATCGACGGTCATATAGTGGTTGCCCTCGGCCTGGCCGCCAACCAGCAGATGTCGCGCCGCGACCTGACCCTCGGCATACTGGACATTGGTGCCGCCGTTGAGGATCTCGCGGGTGATGGTATCCAGGGTCGCGCCGGCCTGATTGCCCAGCAGCTTGGTGGCCTGAATGATGTTGTTGTCCACCGCGGTCATCACCAGCATATCGCTCATCTCGATGTGACGGCCATACTGCTTGACGGTGGCCTCAACGGTCGAAACATTCAGCTTCTGGCCGTCGGGCGTAACGCCCTCGGTCAGAGG